TGGCAGAAGAAAAGAAAAAGGCCTTTCTCAAGAAACGGTTGTTGAACTTTCCGATACAGGCATTTCTCGTCAATTTTACTCAATGATTGAAAATGGTGATCGCCGTCCTTCGGTTGAGATTGCTAAGGCACTTGGCAAGGTTTTGGGCATTGAATGGACTATTTTTTTTGAAGTTACGAGCAACGAAACGTTGCCAAAAAATAAAGAACAGGAGGTGCTTTAATACCCACCGATAAAGGAGGCGGATAAAAAATGACTGATTCAGAAAAAGAATTGATTGCGAATCTCGCAGAAGAAGCAAATGAAATCATCGAACAAAGCGGCTTCTGTGAAGAAGTAAAAGAAATTATTCAAGCCATCGCAACACTCAAGCACAACTGAAAGGAGGCAAGACCATGTCCATTGAAGAATCCATCCGTGCAGCAGTGAGAGCAGAAGTTTTACCGCTCAAACAAAAAATTGTTGATCTTGAAGGCAAGGTTAATTCGGACGAAGTCGTAATGCTAAGCCGTCAGGACCTTGCAAACATCTTTGATGTATCACAAACGACAATCACTAATCTGCTAAATCGTGATGATTTCCCAGTTTTCCGTGAAGCGGGTGTTCGGATCCCTAAGCATCTGTTAAAGAAATGGATTGAAGATCACACGGAATGGATTGATGAGAATGCACCTAGCTTTCATCAGAAGTATCACGTAATCTAGTAATCCATATTTCTAGTTTATTCCATTTTCAAAATGAGAGAGAGGCGAACATATTGGGGAACGTGGGAAGACCGGCGCTTGTCTATCGTCCATCTGCTTTAGGGGAAATTCTTAAGGCGGCACGCGAGTACAGCGTCAATGAGAACATACGCACGAAAGTCGCATTATCCAAGTATTTGGGCATGACACCGGCACGCCTGTCAGGAATAGAGGACGGGACAAGCCGGATTAACTTAAATGATGCACTAGATTGGTGCGAAGCATGCAGTGATCGATTGGCTAGGAAAGCGGTGATGCACATCTTCGGAGTGTCGCGGATACCGACTGATCCACGGTTGATTCAGAAGCTCGAACAGCAGCTGGTTAACTACATTGATCAAGCGCAGAAAGGCATTAAAGCGGCGCAGGAGTTATTGAACTTTAGCAAGGATATGCGGCCGGGGCGCGAGTTGGACAAGCGTCAGATCAGTGAAATCAAGGAACATGCTGGACAGATCGATGATACCTATCAATCTGCGGAGTGTGTGTTGATGTCGATTGAAATGAACTGGGGTGTTGCTTGGGTCGATGTTCAGAACGCATGGACAAGCGAAGCGCTTGTTGATCGTGTGGCAGTTAGTTCGGTAGATCGATTAATCAATATCGAACGTGAGAAGGTGTTTGGATGACTGAAACGCAAAAGGTGTCCAAGCTCATGGAAACGATGAAAAAGCGGCTGTCACCGGAGCGATATGAGCGATTTGTCAGCGTGTATGAACAGCTCAAAAAAGGAAACGAGGTGAAAGCGTAATGAACGAAGTTATGAATCGCATTGCAATGCTTGAGAACATGAAGAGCATTGCTGAACGTAAAGGTTTTGTGAAAGTAGAACGTTGGGCACTGGCAGAGCTTGCTGAAATGAGAGCAATTGCGAAGCGTGGTGAGCTGAATGCCTAAGTGGGGCGAGCACATGCATGGTAATAAATGTCCATTCGAGGACGATCACAGGTGGAGCAACAAAGCGTGTCTCGGCTATGCGATTCTGGCAGCTGATCGGCTAGGAATGACAGATGAACAAGAACACAAGCTGATTGGCGCAATGCTACATGTCATGGATATGAACACGATCGAGAAAGCCAAGGAAACATATTTGAACCATTGAGAGGGGGTGAGAGAAAATGGAAGGCTTTATGTTAATGCCGCCGAAAGCGAATGTCTGTCAGAAATGTGCTGTAGACCACGATCCAGAGCAGCCACATAACCAACAAAGTCTTTATTGGCAGTATTGGTTTCTTGGCAAATATGGACGATGGCCGAAATGGGAAGATGCTATGGCACATTGCGCTGATGATGTTAAGCAGTATTGGATTGTGGCACTGAAGGAAAGAGGAATCAAGATTTGAAAGGAGTTAATTGAATGAATAAAAGCCATTTTGCAGAACTTGTCATATTTCAACAGACGCTTGCTGAACAAGATTTAAAAACAACTCTAAGCTTATCGCTTGCAAGCAAAACCGATGCAGAAAAAGGATTTTATGCAGGAATGATCCAGGCTAACCGGAGTGAAATCAGTCGGCTCAGAAAGTTGTATGAAATTTGCTTGGCAAATGAAAAGAACGCCGGCCAGGGCGTCCTTAATTAAAACGGTTGTGTTGATATTCATCCCCTTCATTTTAACAGGGGTAGCGGTGATAAATCAAATGGAGGTGCGAAAATGAAACGAATTGAACTACAGAGCCTTGAATTAAGTAATTTCAAAGGCATTCGATCATTCAAATTGGATGCCAACGGCGCAAATGTGAATGTGTTTGGCGACAACGCGACTGGAAAGACAACGATCTTCGACGCTTTTACATGGTTGCTTTTCGACAAGGACAGCCAGGACAAGAAAGATTTCCAGTTAAAGACGGTGGATGCCAATGGCAACGTTCAACACCACTTGGATCACAGTGTCGGCGGTACATTCATTATCGACGATCGACCTCTCGAATTGAAAAAAGTCTACTACGAGAAATGGACTAAGAAGCGCGGATCAGCCACTTCGGAGTTCACTGGACACACGGTCGATTATTTTGTAAACGGCGTACCGGCAAAGAAGAAAGAATACGATGATACGGTTTCTAATCTGGTGAACAAAAAAGAGGACATATTTAAACTAATTACTTCTCCAACCTTTTTTAATGAAGTGAAGAATTGGAAAGAGCGGCGAGAAGTGTTGCTGCAAGTGTGTGGCGATCTAAGTGACACGGAAGTTATTGAGAGCAAAAAAGAGTTGTCCGAACTGCCGGATATCCTCGGTGGTCACAACATTGATGATTTACGAAAGATCATTGCTAGCAAACGCGCAACGATCAACAAAGAACTTGATCGAATTCCTATCAAGATCAAAGAAGCAGAGGGATTAAAACCTGATTTAGACGGACAAACAGAAGACGAATTGAAAGTTAAAACAACAGAGTTGCAGGAACAGATAAATCTGATTGACGACAAGATTAGAGTGATTCGCTCCGGTGGTGAAATTGACGAGAAGCGCAATGAGAAACGCAAGATCGAAGGTATTCAGCTTGATCTACGTAACAACTTCCAAGCGGACGTGCATAAACAGATCGATGCAAAGAATACCGAATATTACAGCCTGAAAGCCCACATTGACAAGGACTTACGGCATGCGAAAGAACTGAAGGAAGAAATTACATCGAACACTGCCAGCGTGCAGAAGTACGGGAATCAACTGGAAGATATGCGGCATGAATGGCAACTCATATCCGGACGAACATTTGAATTTACCGGAGATACAGTGTGCTCGGAATGCGGACAAGAATTACAGGCGGATAAAATCGATGCCGCAAAAGAACATGCTGAAAAGCATTTCAATCTTCGCAAATCACAGGACCTCGAGGAAAACAAGCGGATTGGATTGGAGATCAAGGCCAAAGTGGATGAACTTATCGCCGAAACGGAAAATTTGAAGGCTGAGGCGCAGGCCGAGGAAGAACGAACCAAGGCAGCACAGCCGGATCTCGAAGCCATAAAGAAAGAGATCGACGATCTGAATTCGGGAATGAAATCCATCTTCGATGATCCGGATTTCCAAGCCACACAGAAGCAGATCAAAGCGATTGAGTTGGAAATCAAAGAACTGCAGTCATCGACGGATGACGCGGTGATGGCAGAAAACGAGAAGAAACGAGCGGTGAAACAGGAACTGGCAACCACAGAAACGGCACTTCTCAAGTTTGACCAGGTGCGCCGGATTGATAACCGGATCGCTGAACTAAAAACGCAGGAGAAAGCCCTCAGCAAGGAATTTGAAGAATTGGAAAAGCAATTGTACCTGACAGAAGAATTTATCAAGACGAAGGTCAACCTTCTCGAGGAACGCATTAATAGCAAATTTAAAATGGCGCGGTTCAAACTGTTCGCAGAGCAGATTAATGGTGGCCTGCAAGAGGTATGCGAGACAACCTATAAAGGCGTGCCATACAACGCACTGAATAATGCGGCAAAGATCAATGTTGGCTTAGATATCATCAATACACTTTCGGAATTTTACGGATTGTCAGCACCGATCTTCATTGACAACCGAGAAGCAGTCACGAAGCTGATTGACATTGATGCACAGATAATCAGCCTGATCGTCAGCGCGGCGGACAATGAACTGAGAATCGAGAAAGACAAAGAACCATTGCAGGAGGTTATCTGATGGCAAAGTTTCGATACGAAAAGATCAAAGAAATTAGAGAAAACGCCATTATCGAAGCTTCTGATGTGAATCGGGTCAAACAATTATTGAATCAGAATAAAGCAAAAGTAATCGATCATACAGAAGAAACACACATTATCATCCGCGAAATCAAAGGGGAGAGTAAATCAGATGAGTAATGAACTCGCAATCGTCAAAAAAGACACTGTTGATATCGTCGCTAATAAGGTCCGTGAGTTTCAAGAGCGCGGGGAGCTGATGTTTCCCCCACATTACTCTCCGGAAAATGCTATGAAAAGTGCTTGGCTCATTCTACAGACAACTCAGGATAGAAACCATGCACCGGTACTGCAGTCCTGCACGAAAGACAGCATCGCTAACAGCCTTCTGGACATGGTTGTCCAAGGGTTGAACCCGGCGAAGAAACAGGGCTATTTCATCGCTTACGGTAAGAACCTGACCTTTCAACGTTCATATTTTGGAACGATGGCCGTTACCAAGCGCGTTACCGAAGCTAAGGAGATCAATGCCAACGTGATTTATGAGGGCGATGATGTGACCTATGAGATGGAGAACGGGAAGATTATGAATCTCAAGCATAAACAGCAATTTGGAAACATCAACAAAGATAAAATCATCGGAGCCTATTGCGTGATCGTAATGACTGGTAATGAAGCTTTTACCGAACTAATGACGATTGACGAGATCCGCAAAGCGTGGAGCAAATCACAGATGTGGGGAAAAGGTCAAGACGAAGAAAAAGAAGGCAGCACTCACGAGCAATATCGGCAGGAAATGGCTAAGAAAACGGTTATCAATCGGGCATGCAAACGATTCATGAATGCTTCGGATGACAGCAGCTTAGTCCTAACACATTTCAACGGATCTGATGAACGTGTGGCTGAGGCAGAAGCGGAAGCCGAAATTCAATCGAACGCCAACGGTGAAGTGATCGACGTGGATATGAAACCAAAAACAGAGACACCAAAGCAGGAAGAAAAGAACATCAACGATCAAAAAGAGTACAAACAAGTTCCATTGTCCTCAGCACCAGAAAGTGTATCAGATGATCCTGTAGCTGATTTTGAAACGGCTGCGGCTGGCGGTCCTGGTTACTGATGATCGACATAAAAGCCTTAGCGTCCGGAAGCAAAGGAAACGCCTACCGCATCACGGATGGACAAACCCCGCTGCTTCTTGAATGCGGCATACCCTATCGGGAGATTCAAAAAAGTTTTGGTTTTCACATGAGCGACGTTGCTGGCTGTCTGATTACGCATGAACATGGCGATCACAGCAAGTCAGTAAAAGAAGTCATGAAAGGAGCGGTTGATCTATATGCAAGCCAAGGCACGTTTATCCAACTCGGCATTGCCGGGCATCATGTAAAGCCGATTCGGGCGCGTGAGCAGTTTCAACTGGGAACATGGACGATCTTACCTTTTGACGTGGAACACGATGTGAGCGAACCGCTAGGCTATCTGTTGATGAACCAAAACGGCGAGAAACTATTATTTGCGACCGACACGTACTACATCAAATACAAGTTTAAGAACCTGACGCATGTGATGGTAGAAGCCAATTACAGTCTAGAAATTTTAAACGAGAATATCAAAGCAGGACGTGTGCCGGCGGTTATGAAACGGCGCTTGCTCCGATCGCACTTTAGCTTGGAACATGTCAAAGAGTTTCTACAGGCGAACGACTTTTCAAAAGTTCAAGAGGTATGGCTTTTACATCTAAGCGATAACAACAGCAATGCAGAGCAGTTTAAGAAAGAAATTATGGAGTTAACCGGTAAGCCGGTATATATCGCATGAAAGGAGCGATTGGATGATTAACCGAGTGGTTTTGGTCGGTAGATTGACCAAAGATCCGGATTTAAGGTACACGCCCAATGGCGTTGCAGTAACCAGTTTCACACTAGCCGTCAATCGACCATTTAAGAAGCAGGACGGTGAGCAAGAAGCAGACTTTATTCCAGTCGTTGTATGGCGAAAACAAGCCGAGAACGCAGCGAACTTCTTGAGCAAAGGAAGTCTTGCCGGAATTGATGGACGGATTCAAACTCGCAACTATGAAAATAACGAAGGTCGCAGAATTTACGTGACGGAAGTGATTGCCGATTCAGTGCAGTTCTTGGAACCGAAAGGCACGCATTCTAGCGATCAATCGAGTAGCCAAGGCAATTACAGTAGCGGGAGCAGAAGCACCGGTACAAGCCAATCTCAGGGCGCTCCGGCGTTTGATGATCCGTTTGCGGGAGACAGCAAGCCTATTGATATCAATGAAGATGATCTGCCGTTTTAAGAAACAATCTGTAGAGGTAAGGAGGTGTTGGTCACATGAACTACTTTGAGATCATTCGATCCTACAATGAATTTCTGATTGCCAAGCAAGTTGGGGCAAAGGCAAACAGTTTGTTCTATGCCTT